CTGATAAATTTTTATTGTCCATATCCCCACCAAAAAATAAAAGCAATGCCAATCTACATTACTTTTATTTTTTTAATAAGTTATTGTCAATAGACTTCAAGTCTATGTTAGATAACCATTCCCTGGTTCATTACGGCTAATTTTAACACCTTGAGGTGTTGCAACTTTAGTTGTTGATGAACCATTCGGATGAACTACTGTATTTACGCTGACATTAAATGGAGCTGATTGAGCATTTCCAGCACCATTACCAATACCACCTAGCGCTTTATTTAGATAGTCCTGAGAACTTACACGGGATGAACCCTGCATCTTTTCTAGTACTTTTTCAGCATACTCATTAGGGCTAGGTTCATTAGGCGTTGGTCTGCGATTAGAAGAATTAGGATTATTTGAATACCACCAACGAGATGCACCAACCACACCATATTTATCAAATGCCTGTTTAAGCTTAAAATCAATAATTTTATGCTGCAATTCAGGACTTGATAAAAATTGTTGCGGAGAGATGTCATATCCTAGAGCTTCAAAATCCCAACCATGATTTCTACGACCAGAGTTTCTACCCCAACCAATTAGATTCTGCGGCATGATCTGAGCAAAACCTAAAGCACCTGTTCGAGGATTTACAGCGCCATAATTACCGCTTGATTCTTGGTTAATGATGCTTTTCTTAAAGCGATCAAACAAAGTATTCCCATAGGTTTTATTGGCTAATTCCTCAATTTTTGCTGTAGTACCCATATTTGGTCTAGCAAGTGTTGGTGGAATTTGATTACTTGGATTGGCATATTTCTCATTAAGAGCTAGTGTTTCCTGAGCTTGTTTATTCCCGCCCCAAGCCAAAATCTTGGTAATCGTCTCTCCCAACTTGTCATCAAACTTCTGACCAGTATCAGTTTTTAAGTATTGATCACGGATAACATTACCAATACCCCAACCAACCACACCGCCTAATGCAACACCACCAAGCCATGTAAAAGCAGTTCCTAGTGTACCCACACTAGTTGCTGCAACTCCCAACTTGGCAATCATTCCTACAAGACCAGCAACAGCAAGACCAATATTCGCTACAAATCCAACACCTATAGCAATCCCCACACCTTTGATAACAGTTTCCCACCCGCCAAACTTCTCAACGGTTTTGTCAACCCATTTTGTGATTTTTACACAACCATCAACAAATCTAACAATCCCATTTAGAACTTTTTCGAAATCAATTTTATCGAGCCATTTTGCTAATCGCTCAGCCAATTTTTCTATTTTGTCACTTACACTTGTTCTATGTAATGTGATCCATTTCGTCCATTTTTCAATTAATGGTTGGAATACTGGAATAAGCTTGTCCGCAATTGAAGCCTTCATACTGTCAGAAGCGACTTTCATTCCATTTAACTTATCTGCAAATTCTTTTGCTCGCTTGGTCATTGCTGGGGTGATATCTCCCTGTAAACGTTTCACCTCTGCCTGATAAGATTTAATTGCCTTACTACCATTCATAAGAACAGGTAAAAGCTCCGTTACTCCTAACATATCTGCAAAATGACGGGCTGCTGCTGGGTCATTTTTCTGCATCACTTGGATTCTATCTGCAAGCTGCATTAAGACAGCTTCGGTATCAATAGTCTTGTCTGATAGGCTACCAAGATTAACTTCCAGCATCTTCAGCACTCCAGCCAAAGGTTGATTACGCCCAACTTTTGCATCCTGTAGTGTTTGCTGCAATCCTTGCAAGCCTTGCGTCATGGTTTCTGCACCAATGCCGACCAAATCACCTACACCGCGCCAATTCATAAGCCGCTGTGCAGATACACCCATGATTTGTGCTGTACGTTCAGTGACAGAACCAAGCTTTGCCCATCCCTCTGTCATTTGGTAAATACCAGCGATCGTACCACCACCAAATAATGCAAGAAGCGGAGCACCTAGTTTTAATACAACGCCAAGCAAAGACATCATTTTGGTTGTGAGCCAACTAATACCCTTGCCTAGTTTATTAATTCCAGTAATGTCACCAAATCTTTTTACTGATCTCTCTAAACGAGAAAACGGCTGTGTTAGCCGTTCTACTCTATTGCTGATTCGATCAATTACTTGTGTTGCCCGATCTACAGCAGTGATCGTATATTCAATCGGTCTCATTCTGCCCCCGCTTCTCTCAACATTTTCGCCCCTTCTTCCCAATACAACAGATCAGTCAGGGTTAGGCTTTTAGCCTCGTATGGACCCCACTTAAAAAACCAAGTCACAAACAAAATGATCGGTTTTATTTCGTGTTGGTCGGACCTTCCAAAAAATAGTCATAGTATTTTTGAATGCCATTAAGATCACGAGCGCCCATTTTATTGATCGTACCAACATCAAGTTTGGTGTGATTTGCAAGCATTGTCTTAAATGCCTTCATCGATCCAAACTTTTTGGAATTTTCCGCCATCATTTCAATTTCCGAAATAATCGGCTCTTGAAGATTAATTGTTGTGATAGTTTCACCATTTGACCCAACCAAAGGCACAATTAAAGTGTAGTCATATGGTGTTTGAAATTCTTCAAGGTTATTTTCTTCATTTGACATTTTAGTTCTCGCTTACTGATCCAGACATTCCCTCAAAACGCACATCAAATGTACTTTCTTGGGTTTTTACTTCCTGAGCGTCAACAGTCCACATATTGCGACCTGTAATTGTTTTGCCATTTGCCAATTCAGCGTGAATTGTGACATCTGACATCGAGTTAAAATCTTTAACTGTGAATGTACTCGCATCACGCAATGTGCATGAGATAAACGGCGCTCGTGGCATTTCAGAGTAACCATGTACCTGATCTTGACCTGTCAATGTTTTACGTTCGACATCGGCAGACGAATAAGTAAATTCACCACTAAGCAAATATGTCACGCCATCAACTGAGATATTGGCAACACCTGCCAATCGGTTTGTATTGTTAGCCATACGTCCCTCTTACAATTTGAATTGAGCTAATAGCGCAAAAATGTTTAATTGATTGATCAGTGTGCCCGGCCATAAGACATCAACACGGTTTTTGTTCTGTGCGTTTTGCTCAACAATCAAACCTTTTGCGAATGCTTTTGAATCCTGAACGTAGCCATTGAACTCAAGCTCTTGATAAGCTGCAATTTGATCTGCACGAATGATGTTTGGCGTGACTATTGAAGATCCTTGAGCAAATTTAGTTCCATTTGCTGCAAGCTTCATACGACCAAACTTGGATGTAATCCGTGTTTTCATAAAACGAAGGATGTAAGCCAATAAATACAGTGTTTCAATATTTAAAAATGAATTATCTGGTGAGCCGAAAGCGTTCTTTTGATATGTCGTAATGATCTTTTCAACACGGCAAGCACCATCATCACCAACGGTGAACGTTGAAATACCACTGAACAACAAACTATTTCGCTCTGTTAATTCAAAGCGGTTTTCAGGTTTAGGCGCAAACATCCCTTGAATTGGTAATGTTTGAAGTGGACGCCCTGGATCATTTTTAAGTGACTGAACAATAGCACCCACATATTGAGCTGCAATCAACCATGAAGGAGTAGGTGAGTCATAAACACCTAAAATGCTGCCAAAAGGACTATTACGTGATGCCCCTAATGTGGTTTGGTCGCCAAATGTGCCATTATTTACTGCAAAATAACTGCCATATAACTGCTTACTCCATGCCCATCGACCTGTTTCCATATTTAGAAATGCATCTAGGGCATCAAGTGATGCAGTGTCAGTGTAGGGACAGACAATAAAATCAAATGTGGTATCGCCTAAATTTGCAATTGCATCATTTAATGACGGGTTGCTTATGCCACCTGTTAACGTTGGCGTTGCAATTGTTATTGTTAGACCTTCAGGGGTTTTTTGACCGCCTAATGTGTCTAAATAATTTAGTCGAACATCAATTTCATTACCTGAAGCACCAGCATGTACAGAAGTTAATAAGATTTCACCAGCACCGCCCGCTTCAGCAACAACAGGTGCTTTTACATCCGCATTAATAATATTAATTAAAGCTGTTGCAATTGTTGTTGCTGTTGAAAGTTGGTTTACAGGAACTTGGTATAGCCCCGTTCCGTTAGCCCAGTATCCACCAGCACCAATATAAAGGCTAATAACACCGCCTTTGACTGGTGCTCCTGCAATCGTGATTGTATTGGTTGCTTTGGGTGCATCAAGTGGATCGGCTAAAGGCAAACACCATACTTCCCCGAAGTCATCATTTTTTCGATACGCTGCGACCATTGCAGCCAATTGTGAATTAATACCGTACTTAGCTTGTGCATCACCCACACCACCACAAATTTGTGGGATATTTTTTTCAGCAGTACCTAAATCGGACTTTTGCCCAATAATTAAAGCTCGTTGAATTGCGGTTGCTGAATTAGCTTGTGAATTATCTACTTCAGCAAAAAACAATGGCACCCGAACTTCATTTGGAACATTTGCGAAAGGAATCATCATTTATCCTCTTTTACTGAATTATTTTTTGTACGATTTTGGCTAGGTAATTTTTCAGTAATATCCCCATCTCTCAATCGCCGAGCCCAGTAAGGACTCATCTCAACTTTTCGTCCCGTATCTGGCAAGTGATCACCCAAGCTTGGATCGGGGATTTTGTAGCCTTTCTTTGGAATGACATACATCTCATTCTCCTAAATCGAGTTGTAGGAATCCCTCATCACGTCCATCAGGTCCTTGCGTACGTGGAGCTGAAGTTACTGAGTTAGGGAATGGTGAATTTGGATAAGTACCAGTTTGATCAACGACATTGACCAAATCTAAATGAATGCCTGCTTGGTCAAGATCTACAGTAGGTTGAGGTTGTACTGGGAACGCTGGTTCAGGCTGTTGCGGGTCAGTAGACTGATTAACAAAAGATTGACTGTCGTAAACTTCAAATCCTTCATAAACAAAAGCCGCTGAAATAGCGGCTACATGATCATTTCCAGATGAATCTATATCTAACTTACTATCAACCGATGAGACATTTTGAACAGATCCAATAATTGAATAATCGGTGAGCAAAATATTCTCAATTTGAAACCAAAGCTGTTCTATTTCATCCTGTGCTTTTTCCGCAGTTGTTGAGCTCAAAGCACACATGACTTCAATTGATACAGAAGAATTAAACTGTGGTAAGCCTGCTCGATATACTGATGATTTACCCTCTGTCCCAGTTCTCACCAGAATTGCAGGAAGTCCACATTCACCTTTTAAATGCTGCAAACTCCAATTACCTGGTGAATTAATTGAAACTGGTTCATCATCAACCCATAAATCTGCTTTTTGGAGTGCAGAAACTACAGCTATCCGCATTTGACGGCGGAAAAGCATGGATAATTCAGGAATCATTGATCTTGTGTCCCATCTTCCGAAGTAATGTCACAAGGCTTAGGTGCGACATTAAGCAGTAAACGACAACCACCATGACCATCAGGCATCACCTTTTTAACGATGTAAAACGTATCAGTTAGAGGTGCACCAAAGGACGCATAAACCAAAATTTGATCTTTTTGCCGTGGAGCAAATGGTAAATCCGCGAGATTAATGCCAATGCATGGACTCACTGAAGTCACACTTAATCCATCTACAATATTGATGTCGGTATAAGCTTCATCAAATACGCCTGTCAATTTATGATTGCTTTGGTATTTATCTTTTACTGGGTAATAAGAAATTGGCTGCCCGAAAGCAGCCATTAGCGGAGATAGGACTTTACTTTGCCAGTCCACGCTCATTTTATTCGCCTTCTTCAACCACGGCCTGATGTTCTAAAGGACGAATAACACCCGCTTCAAGTAAGCGTTTGATTTCTGCCTTATCATCAAAATCAATGATTTCGCCTGATGAGTAAGTTTTAAGAACAACTGTTGTTTCTGTTCCTACCTTTTTTGCAACGCCAAAGTTAATTGTGTTGCCATTGCTCACTGCATATTTCATTGCGTTCTACTCCTTAGGTTAATACTGGATCACAAACGCGAGCAGAGAAGCAGGCATTTACACGAGACGGAATAACCAAAGGCGCTGATTGCATTAATAAATACAATTGAGCAGGATCTTTATTGACCCACATCTTCGGAGCGAATGGCAGAGGCCCATAATTAAATTCAGGGTCAACAATTAGACCGAATGCACGAGTACCCATTAAATCAGGACCTGACATAATCACCGTGCCGTCAGTAATCATTGGGTATTCTTGGTTGTCATCTGGATCAATGTACCAATCGTTGTATACCCACAAGTCATAGTTACCCCAACGACCTTTATAAACAGCACCACGAGTGATTTGAGAGCCAACATTAATGGCATTGCCTTGACCACCATTATTTGGATACCAAATAGCAGTTTTAACCACTTCATCCAAAATGAAATTGGTCCATGCAGTTGTAGTGAAGATAATGTCAGTTGCAACACCACCTGATTGTTTCAGGATTTCATGCGCCCACTTATCAATATCCGCGGAAGGTGAAACACCTGCCTGACCCCATTTAGCAGCACCAGCCAATGTCACTGTTAACGATGCAGCACGTCCAAAGTTGATAACTTGGGTAGGAAAGCCTTCACCTTTGACTGTAACAGTTCCAGTAGTTAAGGCTTGAGCTGCCATCCACTCAAGTCGACGGTCGATCATATCGATTTGATCTTCCATTTCAAAAGCAAGGTTGGCTTGTTGACGTTGTTCGGGTGTTAAATCACCACCACCGATACGCTCACCAATTTGACGGCGAACTGGCTTAAATAAATCAGGAGCACGTTTATCTTTGATATAAGCAGGCTTAAAGCGATTAGTTTGATATTTACGAGACTCAACCAATTTCCCTTCTACCTTTGGTGAAACAAAGGGAGCCATACGGCGCATACCAATATCAACGTCAATATCGACTTCTTCAGTCTGTGATTCGACAATGTTAGGGAAAAACTTATCAAGTAAGAATTTCTGTGCGCGTTTTAAGTTTGGGACTACTTGCACCAATGTTGCAGTAGTAAAGACTGTCATTTGACCAGACATGTATTTTCTCCAAAAAAAAGATCCTCTGAAAAGAGGACCTTCTTAAATTTAAGTAATGTTTAATTTGCTGAAATTGGTGTTTTCAAGAAAATGCTTGCTGATTCAAAGCCGACTTTCAGAGCCGCTAAAGCCGCAGCACTACCAGCAGTTCCCCAACTTGATCCATAAATAAGTGAATTAAAGTTCAATTCAGCTACAACATAAACACCACCCGTTTGTGGTGAAGTCACTGAATTATCAACCTGATCTACCAGAACACCACGCGGTTTTTCTGAGCCATCAGTGGCAGTTTTAACAGAAGGAATCCAAACACCTGTTGCAGTGATTTTACCCATCACTGTTCCGCGTTCATAAACTCCTGAACCGCCAATTGTGACTGTATCAGTGACAATTTTTAAATCACCAGCAATTAACTGATCTGGTACAAAAACATCAGTTACGATACCCGGAACCCACGGATTATTACCAAAGTTTGTCATCTGTCTTATTCCTTATTTGCCGTTGCCACGAGCTGCTTCCAAAGAAGCTAAAATACTGTTTGCTTGTGCTGTTGATTTATCTCGAGCAGTTACAGGATTTGTTCCTGCATTACTACCAAGATTGTGACTCTGTACGCCCTGCATACGACTACCTAAGCCGCCACTTGGAGCACTCATTTTTGCTGCTGCCATTGCTGAAATGGCTTGCGAAGAAGTTAAGTTGGTGTCGAATGCAAATACTGCGGCTTGATGCACATTGTTGGCTTTAATTCCTTCCGCAATAATTCGAGCACAACGAGCACGTTCAGAAGCACGAATAGCTTTGGCTTTTTCATCTTCAACTCCGTTGGTTTCTTCATCACCAACGTCATTGATTTCACCCTCAGCTTTTTCTTTTTCGTCCAATTCTTCCATGCGTGTGGCATAGTCCTCATCGGATTCATCTTCCATTTGCTCACGTTCAGGATCAGTTTCGGCTTTTTTTGCCCACTCCTTTTCCTGTTCAGCGCGGCGTGCTTGCTCTTCATCTTCTTTGCGCTGATCTTCAAGATGAATGCCCATATAACTTGCAAAAGGCGCTGCTTGTTGCATGGTTTTCTTTTTT